GCCGATATTTGTAAAGTAATCGACGAGGAACGAGTAAGGAATTAGCTCCCATACTGTGGGAACAAAACTCCTCAGGTCAAAACCCGCCATCGAAACTATTCGTTCCGCTGGCGGCGACCCTGCCTCGTACTTGGGTCCTCGAAGAAATCCTTTATAGATAACTAAGACTTCACAACCGAGATAATTAGTAAAATTCGCGGTTAAGGAGCCAAAGGTAACTGTACCGGATTCCCGTGAAGCTTGACCTTCACTACTGCCTATCGCTGTAAACCGAACTCTGTCACTTTCATAACAGAGGCGGCCTATAGCTTCGGCAATATCTTTGCAATCATGGATTAGCGGTTGCCATCCAAAGGTTGCCTCGAGGTAGGAATTTGCGATTGCTTTCCGTTTAGACGTGTTCGAGCCCCTGCCGCGGCGTATTCCTACAGCCGCGCCAAGATAGCTTAACACGCCAGACTTGAGCTTTGTCGCAGTTCCAGCTAGCAAGCGCGTTGTTTTCCCGATTTCTCCAAGGATAACCCCACCCTGAACTTGATGGTGGGCCTTGTAGACTTTCTGGTACAACGACCTGATAGCACGGTCTCGTGCTTTCGTTATGAGGTCTGTAATAATTGCATCATGCCAGGGTAAAGGCTGCATGCTCCACCAATTGGCGAAGCTTGACTCCTTATGCCTGTAATGGATGTACTTATTAACATCAGGAGGAGAACCTTTAGCATATACTAAAGCGTACATGTTAACGTAATCCGCCTGAATGGTATCTATGACTCCATCAAAAACGGTTGTCGCAACCCCACCTGATCTGATAATGTTTCTCCATTTCGGGAGATAGTTACCAGTTTTGGTCCGCCCATAAAGTACAACTTGATGAGCGGTTCCATCTGGTGTGGCTGGGTCAACTCTGTTCGCAAAGAATCTGTCGATTCTATAACGGACAGTATCGGTCTTGGTGTAAGACATAGTGACCTCTCTATGGGTGAATGTTAAAATAGAGCATGTAAGCAAAGGCAAGTATGGAAGCCAAACCAACCAAAGAAGGGATGAGCATAATCAGTGCCTCGAATGGACTAGGATTAGTAGTCTCAAACGAAGCGTTGAAACGCTTATCCAAATCTAAGGATGCCTTGAGCCGCC